ATTGAGCGAAAGAACGGGGAGATCCGGTTTGGACTGTTAGATCTGACGAACAAAGAAGCCAGCCACGTGGCAGATGTAGTCAGGGCTGTCTATCCTGGGCCGTGTTACGGAGCCCAGTGTGCGATGATGCTTGAAGGGGAGTCGGAGGAAAAGGCGGGGGAGTGACTGATTCAGCGGAGATTGATGTGAAGGTTATGCTGGCAGATTTGGTCACAAGGGGGTTCTCTGACCAGATAGCTGAAGCCTCTGCTGAGCTGGTGCTATCTGCAAGCGTGGTTCCTGGGGAGAGCCTGGTGGTCGTCAGTTTAGAAAGGTTCCAGCGGTTAGTGCGAGCTCTGCACGAGAGATACAGATAACTCTGTATCAAGATGTTACGGAGATTGAAGAATGACAAATCTGTACGTGTCAAACGCAACCCAGGCAGCGCTGGGCATTCCGCTGGGGGCTAAAAAGAAGACCCCACGGCAGATTATTGGCGCAGAGGACGACCCAGAGGAGGCCGCGTTGAAAGCGGCACGAAACCAGGCGCTGACCCGCGGAATGACAGCTGCAGTGGGCGGAGATCTAGCTGCAAGCCGGGCTGCTGCGTTAAGCAAGGCAGGAGGGCTGAGCTTTGACCGTGCAGGATTAGAGAAAGAGCTGGTTGGAGAGACAGAACGGGAAGCCCAGGAGCAACGTGCGAGGCTTGCTCGGCAGTTTGGGATTGACCCGGGTGGGGCGCAAAGTGGGACTAGCCAGCGTGCGTTTGAGAATCTTGAGAGCGGTGTGCTCGGTGCAAAGGCGAGTATTCGTACTCAGCTCCGCCAAATGGAGGGCGAGCAGCAGCGCGCGAATGTTGGGGCTCTGGCTGGTGTATATAGCCAAATGAGCGAGCGGGACCTTTCGGTGGAGGCCCAGAGGCTACAAGCCGTCCAAGCTGCTGGTCAGGCGCTAAGCCAGGATGAACAAAACTTACTGGCTGCATATCAGACCGTAGGGCAGCAAGGGGTAGCTGAGCAGCAAGTTGCGATAGCCGGCCGTGCGCAGACCGAGACTGAATCTATGGGCGCGGCTCAGCGCACGCAGATGGTCGCACAGACGGGCATCGCACAGAGAGCGCAGACTGAGACTGAAAAGATGGGCACGGCTCAGCGTGATCAGATGGCTGCAGTAACTGAACTCCAACGCCAAGCACAGAATTTAGACGACGAAATTCGACGTGCTGAGCTAAGTGGAGACATACGGGGGAAAGCTACTCTGCAAGCACAGCGGCAAGAGTTGGAGGCTGAGATTCAACGCGCTCAAGTTGAGGTACAGCGTGGGCAGTTGACTGGGCTGTTTGCCGGCAAGCAGACTTTGGCTGCGCAGGCCCAGACCTTTGCTGAAGGGATCGAGCAGGCTCGGCTGACTGGTACGTTCAACAACCTACCTACCTTGGAAGCAGCGGCGCAGCAGGTTACTCTGGCTCTACAAGAAGCAGCGGCGACAGGGACGTATCAGAGCAAACAAACTTTGCAGGCGACTTTACAGGACGCACAGTTAGAGCTAGAGGAGGCGGGTCTGACGGGTAAGTTTGCTGGCCAAGCTACCTTACAGAAGCTTCTGCAGGATGCTCAAGTCGCGTTGGAAGCTGGGCAGTTGACTGGGACTTACGGTGGTGGCATGGTAAGTCTGACGACCCTGGGAGTGGACATCAAAGGCCTGTCGAGGGAGGATGCCTTCTTCTTGGTAGAGGACCGCCTGACACGCTTGGGGTACCTAGAGGGAAAAACGGACGACGAAAAGCACGATATGGTGATGACCCTACTTGGGGGCAACCAGATTTCCATTCCGGGAGCGCAGACACTAGCTGCAGAGCGCCAGACTGCTGATATTGAAGCCCAGCGGGCGCAGACGACTCTTGCGCGTGCACGGTTGACCCAAGAGGGGCAGCAGTTTCTTACCCAGGTGACCGGCAAAGTCAACGCGGGGATGCCTGTCAAGGCTGAAGACTTTGGCATTGATGTAACTGGGGCCTTCGACAAGACGGGGAACTTTACAGAAGCAGGTATTGCTGCCTGGCTCAACTTGTCTGACTCCTTGGGAGTTGCGGGTATAACGCTCACTCCACAGCAGACAAAAGATATCATGCATGGCCGGCCGGTGACAGCGGCCGTAGGAACGACGTTGGAAGCACGAACGCAGGGTGCAGCGACCAGTCTACAAAGCAGACAGCTGGCCCAACAAAAGGATCTGGAGCAGCAAAGGATAAACAACCAGAAGAAGATCGAAGAGGCGCAGATAAGTGGGAAGCTGGACGACCTTCCCACTCTTCAAGCCAAGCAGCAGGAGATAGATAAAACTCTTAGGCAGGTAGAGCTTCGAACGCAAGCGCAGCAGTTTCTGACCCAGGCTACTGGAAAAGTCAACGCGGGCCTGGCTGTATCCGCTCAAGACTTTGGAATAGACACAGGGGGAGTATTCGACGAGAAGGGGCAGCTCACTTCAGCTGGTTTTGACAGGTACTTTGAGCTGGTTGACGCACTGACCGTTGCCGGACTTGAGGCGACTCCCACTCAGCTTAATAGCATGCTCAGGGGAGTTCCTACCAATCTTGCTGGGCCAGGGACCACCTTGGCAGCGCGAGCTCAAGGAGCAGATGTAGCACTCCGGGGGCGCCAGGTGGCTCAGCAGCAAGACCTGGAGCAGAAGAGAATTAACTTACAGCAAGAAGCCCAAGATAACCAAAAGAAGATCGAAGAGGCGCAGCTAAGCGGGCGGTTAAACGACCTTCCCACTTTGCAGGCTCGGCAGCAGGAAATAGACCAAAGTCTTCGACAGATAGAGCTACGCACGCAGGCTCAGCAGTTTCTGACCGAAGCCACTGGGAAGGTGAACGCTGGGCTGGCTGTATCTGCGCAGGACTTTGGAATCGACACCGTGGGGATTTGGGACGAGAAGGATCAGCTTACTACAGCCGGGTATGATAAGTACTTTCAGCTAGCCGATGCCTTAAATGTCGCAGGTATGGAACCGACTGACGAACAGCTGAAAGCCATGCTCCACGGACTCCCGGTCAACTTAGCCGGTCCTGGGACCACTTTGGCTGCGCGGGTTCAAGGGTCTGAGGTTGCGTCACGGCAGCAGCAGCTAGATCTACAACAGAAACAGCTGGATCTGCAACAGGAACAGCAAGACAACCAAAAGAAGCTTGCTGAGGCTGAAATCAGTGGGACGCTTAACGACCGGGATACTTTGGCCGCTCGGCAGCAGCAGATTGACCAACAGCTGAAGCAGATCGACCAACAGATGCAGCAGCAGCGGTTCTTGACTGAGCAGACAGGGAGAGTTGGCGGTACAGGGACAATAAGCGCAGCTGATCTGGGGATAGACGTCACAGGGATATACAATCCTGACCGTTCGTTGAACGTAGATAAGTACCTGGCAGCTGTGGGGCAAGTAGATGCCGCTTTGCAGGCTGCTGGGATCACGCTGGACCCGCAAAAGATGGAGTCGTTCTTGCGGGGGCAGTCGGTACAGGCTACTGGGGCGACGACTATTGAAGCCCGACGACTTGGGGTGGAGGCGAGCGAGCTAGTAGCCCAGAGGGGCTTAGAGTACAATAGGCAGCAGATTCAGGTTGGGGAGATGCTCGGGAAATATGGGGAGAAAGACACTTTAGCCGCGACTCAGCAAAAGGCAGTGGCAGAAATCCAGCAGGGCACGTTGTCTTTAGACACACAGAGGGAGCTTGCCAGACAGCGTGAGGAGGTAATGCGGCAGACAGGGAATTATACTGCGGTGATGAGTATTGACACCTTGATCCCTGGAGTGCTGAATGAAAACGGGACGGTAGATCCACAGCGATTTCTTGCTGGAGCAGATAGTTTTGTTGCAAATTTCCGGGCCATGAGTGGACGAGAAGCTACGCCGGAAGAGCTCGCAGCTATAGTACGCGGGCAAGTAATCACGGTTACGACGGGACAGACTCTGGAGAAGCAAATAGCGGATAACCAGAACGCGCTGCAGCGAGCAGAGCATAGTGGGCTGCTGTGGGACCCAGAGACAGGACAGAATCTTGATACGCTGAGGAAGCAAGACCAACAGTTTCAGCAAAGCCTTGCAGATCGACAGCAGAGCTGGGCTCAGATCATGGATCTGGCTCGTGAGGCTGGATACGTAAGTGTAGGGCAGAATGGAAAGCTGACTGCTAAGGATCTAGGGGTGGACGCACAGTTCCTGCGCAGTATGCCTGCAGCTGACCGAGTAACGACTGTCGAGGCACAAAGGCTAAAGGAGTCTTATCGAGCTATGACTGGAGGGGAGCTGAGCAGCCAACAGCTGAATCTGTTGCTGGACGGAAACGAGGTTCAGCTTGCGCAGCCCATCCGGGTTGAGACAGTAGAGGCAAGGGCTCAGCGAGAGCAGAGTTCCTTAAGTTGGAGCGAGTTAAGCGGCAAGATAGGAACCGCAAAGACTGAAGTCGCCCGTGAGTTTGACGCAACCTTGTTGGACAGAGGGAACTTAACGACTGCGCAGGTAGCACAGATCAACGCAGGGATTAGACAAGCTGATACACAGATAGAGCAGCAGTTGATTCAGTTTGCTGCAGAGAAGCAGATAGCTTGGGCTGAGTTGCTTGGGGAGGGATATGGAAATGGAACGGTGAACGCTGGCACGTTGAGTGTGACCCTCCCTGCCGGTCCGCCAGGCACGTGGTCAGAGGAGCAGCGGCAACACACGGCGCAAACTCTGGCTAACTCATACACTGCGATGACTGGACAGCCTCCCACTCCAGCAGAAATAGCCACTATCATCAATAGGGGGAGCGTCAACGTTAGCAACGCTCCGACCCTTGCAGCACGGGAGCTGGCAGCTACAGTGAGCACGCAGGGCCTTGATCGACTGAATGACTTGCACAAGTTCAGTACCCAATTTGGCTTGGATGAGCGGAAGTTCACTGAAGCACAAGAAGAAGCCGACCGCCAATATGCTCAAGCTGCGACCCAGATTTCTCAGGCTTACGGTTTGGACCAGCAAAAGTTCTTGCTGGCTAAGATGGAGGTTTCAGCAAAGGCAACAGGCCGAATTGGGATAAGTGGAAACTTAAGTGCACAGGATCTTGGGATAGTCTTACCGAGCACGCCGCCGCAGTATTTATCGAACGCGGAGCGAACCAAGCTGAACGACGATATTAGAGTGACGTTCACTGCCTTGCAAGGGCGTGCTCCAACAGCTCTTGAGATTGGGGCGATATCTGGTGGTTCGTCGGTGTCTGTGCAGGCACAGAGTACACAGGAAGCACGTGAATGGGCTGCTTCACAGGCTGAGGTGGCACGCAGATATGGGCTGGACGAACGCCAATTCACAGAGGCCAGTAGTCAGTTTGATCGGCAGTATCAGACGAACGAAAGAAACTCGTGGCTGCAGCTGAACGGGTTTGCCAATGTGGACGCGGCCACAGGAGAGCTAAAGTATACTGGTGTAGCTAACGTATGGACTACAGAGTACAGAAAGTACAGCGACGCAAAGACAGAGTTCGAAAAAACAGAACGGAAGCGTGACGATCTCTGGCAGAAGGCCATCTACAACAGTATGGCGCCAGAGAACGTAACTCTTCAAGAGATGATACAGCGGGGCTTGCTGCCTAGCAATGCTCAGGACCTAATGTGGCAGAGTACATCCGAGCTGAACCAAGTTAATGCTTACTTCGAGGAGCGGACGGGCTATCGTTTGACGCAGGATCAGTTGGTTGCTTTGCGTGGATCGTACAGTTCAAGGGGAGGCTCGCTGGCGGGCTTAATCATTCCAAAGATGTCAGAGCAGGACATTAACGCTCTTGTTGCTATGATTAGTGGGCATGAAGTGGCAGTATCGCAGTCTAATCAAGGTAACGGCTGGATGCAACTTGCAGGAACAGCGATCGCGACAGCAGGCACGATTTACGCTTCCAGACAGGGAGGAACACCATGAGCTTGGCAGGTAAGCTTCGTAGCTTCGGTCGGGCACTCAACAGCCCAACGGGGCAGAGCCTTGCCTTGGGGCTAAGCGAGGGGATGCGGTCTACACTTCCTCTTATGTTACAGCAACAGTCGAGGCAGCAAGAAAGAGACTGGCAGGGAAAGCAGCAGGAAAAGCAGCAGTACGGACAGCAACAGCAGGAGCTGGCGAGCAACGTGGCCGCGGCTGAGTCTCTACAGGCTGGGATGGATCTAAGCGCTCCTGAAAGCCGACAAGCTGCGGTATCCACAGCCCAAGAATGGATCCCCCGCGTGGCTGGCTCTGCAGGGCAGCTGGGGGCGCTAGAAAGCGCTGGAACTAGACTACAGGGAAGATTTGGGGCACAGCCGGCTAGTACTAGTGTCGCAGCCCCTACAAGAGCGGCTGTTCCTGAAGTGGTGGGAAAACTTCAACAAGTTATAGGCTACGCCGACGAGATAGAGCAGGCGTTCAAGCGGATTGACCCCCTGGCAGTAGATAACACTGACGCCTGGGAGAACTATCGTGCGGTCATGTTGTCAAAGGGGGTCTCTGAAAGTCAAGCTGACACAGCGATACTGAAGCAGCGGCGGACTTTTCAGAAACTGCGCGATGACTTCTTTTTAGAGACGGTTTTGCGGGGCGACAACGCCACATCTGAGGGAATTAGAACTGGGATGCTGCGCTTTGGAGTTAGCCCAACTGTGTCTGTGGTGGGGGAGCTAGCCGCAGATAGATTGAAAGCGCAAGAGGAGATGCAAACGGGGCAGCTTGGGCTGTCACGGGAAGCTAGCACGCGAGCGGCAAAGGCGCAGGATTTGGATGAAGCGTGGAAGGCTGTGCAGTTAGCTCAAGCCATGTCAAGTACCAACGTAGACCAAGCTAAGGCATTGCTTGGTAAGGGTGCGCAGATCTACGAGAAGTACAACCCAGATTTTGCCCAGATACTACGGGCGGGAAGTGACTCAATACTGGGTTCGTCACGACAGGCGTCAATGCGAGAAAAGATATGGTGGATAGATCGGCAACTTCTGTCAGGAGACCCTGTACTAGCGAACGAGACCCTTGCGAACTACGGGGCCATGAACGGACTATGGCCGGATGTTCCAAAGATGACGCTTACAGCCGAGCACATAGGACAAATCAAAGACTACATCTATAAGCAGGAGATGCAGGACACGACCACTTTTTACAACATAGATGCAACGATTGACCGTGTAGCCAAGAACTTCGCTGAGGTTATAATGAGCATTCCCCCTGGGCAGAAAAGAGAGGCTAAGATTGGAGAAGTGATAAGCTTGATTATGGAAGGGGACAAGCCAGATCCGCAGTTGATCCTGGCTAAGCTTGAAGAGCTTGGAGTGCTGAAGAGTGCGGTTGAAGCCGTGAAAGCTGAGGCGGCGACTCCTGAGCAACCGTCTGGTTCGTTGGCTGCGGTAATCGGGAAAACCGTCGCTAAGGAGCAACTTAGCAATAGCCCCTCCAAAGGTCTTGGTCCGGTTCTTCCGCAGAGCTCTGAGATGGCTAGCACTGTGGAGGATCTATTCGGTCGCTTCTCGCGGGGAAAGGCCGATAGTTTGAGTCCTGGTGGTTCAGACAGCGTGAAGAAGCAGCTTGAGAAGAACCTACAGGAAGCTCTACGTCGCACAGGGGATATGTCTGCAGCTAGGCGTGAGGTTGAACTGCAGTTTCGGTTGAGCCAATAACTCCGTAACATCTTGGGACGGAGAAGGGAACCAAAAATGAACTTGACTGATTTAGCCCAACGTTCGGAGCAGATGCGGCTGCAAGTGGGCGGAGCAAAGCCAGGGTATGATAGTCTCCTTCAGGCGGCCCAAGAGCCAAGAGAAGACTACGGCCCACTAGATTTCCTGTCGGGTGCAGAGCTTCCAAAGACAAGTGAGCTGGGGACTAGCTTGGATCTCGATCGTAGACAGAGAATCGCCGAGCGGGCAGCAGAGACTGAGCTTCGTCGGGCAGAGCGGGACTTTGCTCGAATGGGGAAGATGGAGGATTGGGATGAGTATAAGGAAAAGCGTGGAAGAGTCGGCCTATGGGGGACGCTGAGCTACGCTGGAGAGCGCACGTTGACTCCAGCGTTTGATCTACTAAGCATAGGGAACTACAGCACTGCTGGCTTTGTAGACGAAATGCTGAAGACCGGAAGCGTGTGGGAGGGGTTCAAGCAAGCTGGAAGAGAATTCGCCAACGCGTTGCCTTGGGTAGAAGTCACAGAGGCGCGGAGGCCGAGCTTTGTTGATGTGTTCAAGGAGCAAGGTTTTAGCCGCTGGGGCGCGTGGACAGGAGGGTTGGTGCTGGACATGGTCCTGGACCCAGTGAACTTAATCCCCGGCGCGATGCTGGCGAAGGGAGCAAAAGCTGGCGGTGCAGGCCTACTGAGGCACTCTGGGCCGATCAAGCGCGGGCTCGACTTTCTGTTTACTCCGCATAGAGAGATAGCCCGCTTAGGTGAGGCCGGAGAAGCCGTGCTGGAACACTACGGACATGCAGTGACCAAGCGGGAGGCAGATCAAGTCCGCTTGGTGGGAAAGGTAGACCAGCTATTTGCTGCCCTGCAGCCGCACGAGCGGATATTGTTTGGTACGTTTATGGACAGCCCCGTGAAGTTCGACAAGCAGCTGAATGAATTCGTTCAGGCTGGAGCGGTCAAGGCAGCTGATCTGCCGGCGTTACGGCAGTCTTTTCAGGATATAAACGACTACACAGACTCACTATTCTTTGAGTTGAGGGCCAAAGGCTTGATCGACAACAGCATGTATAGGCAGTTCTACCTACATGGAATGGAAGCGTTGGACCCTCGCATGCGTCGGGCGCAGAGCAAAGCGGTAGCACAACGTAGCCCGCAGATGGTGTCACAGAGTGTACTGAACACGTTGGCTGGACCGGGTGTGACAAAGCAGAAAAAGCACGACACAATCGCGGAAAGGCTGGAGCTTACTCTGTCAGGGAAGCTAAGAGTCAACGGCGAGGTTTTGTCTACTGAGATGGACATAGGCAATAACTTACGTAAGCTTACCGCTGATCACGTGGGTTGGCTCGTGTCGCACCAGTTTTTGAACAACGTGATAAACGATGGCAGAATTGCCGCGAAGGTTGTAGGCGGTCCAGCGCAGTTCGCAAAGCCTGCTACGTGGAACCGCATGAAGGAAGCTATCCGCTCATCCCAGCCAGGATATGATGTACTTGAGGTCACACAAAAGAAGCGCAGCAAGAGTGGAGGGGTGGTAGATAGCGTCGTTGGGGCGTTCGTTCTTCCAAAACCGATCGTAGACTTTGTCACCAAAGCTGATACCCTGTTAAAGAACGAGGGCGATATAGCGCGGCTGTTCGACGCAGCAGACAAGTGGATGCAGGTCTGGCGAGGGTACGCCTTACTGAGCCCCGGATACCACGCGAGAAACACCATCTCAGGCTTGATAACCAACTGGCTATCGGGGGTTGGCGCGAGTAAGCCTTGGGGAAGCGCTGGGATACAAGTGCCCACAGGAAAGTTTCTGCTTAGACATTTGCAGGCACTGCATGTTCAGTCTCAGATTGAGGGGCTTGGCAAGATGCCACGGCCGCTAGAGATAGCTGCTGCTCGTTTGACTGGACTGATTGGGCGACCTCTTGTTGCACCGAGAATCGTACGAGGAGGAAAGCTAGTCTCTGTTGAGGAGATATATAGCAAGGCACAAGAATACGGCGTGGTGCAGAACCTATCTAAGCTGTTTGATCTACCCGACGAAGCAGTACGTTCAGTCTGGGAGGGTATAGATCCAGCCATCACTGCACGACTCAGCAGGAGCGGCACTTTTGATCCTACGCTAAAAGCGGCAATGTCGCTACAGCCAGGAAAGCGACCTATTCTGGAGTCAGCTAACCGGCACTTTGGAACAGAAGGCGTGGCAATCAAGGCAAATAGAGCCGTTGGTGCTACAATAGAAAACAACCTTCGTCTAGCTTTGTTTATTGATCGCTTGGATAAGGGAGCTGACTGGCTGGAGGCTGCACAGGCGACGAAGACGTGGCACATTGACTACAGGAATATAACAGAGGTGGAGAAGAAAGCGTTTCGGTTCATGCTGCCGTTCTACACGTGGTCTCGCTTTATGGTTCCCCGGATGTTCATGGCCATGCTGGAGAATCCTGGTCGGGTGGCAAAGATTCCCAAGGCTGAGGCTGCAATGCATAGGCTAAGTGAGGACTACAAGGACCTTCCTACGCCGGACTATTATGATGAAGTTCGAATGGTGCAACTTCCGTTGGTGCGGAACAGTAAGCCTTTGGGAGTAATAATAGACTCCCCGATTTTAGAGTTGAACAGACTGAACAAGGACGATGTTCTGTCAAGCATGAATCCGTTCATTAAGCGTGTGTTCGAGAGTATTCCCGCGCGAGGGATGAACTTCTTCACTGGAGCTCAGGAGGAAGCGTTCCCTGGGCAGGAGAGCGAAGCTATTCCGGGGATCAGCCGTAGCACAGAGGCCACGCTGAGTGCCTTCTTTCCACCAGCTGGGAAGATCATTCGGATGAGGAAAGCTGCCAAGCTGGGGCAAGCGGGAGAGCAGCTCTTTAGCGAGTTTACTGGGCTACGTGTGAAGCTTCTCGACGTTCGTCGCGTCCTTCGCGCGCAGACGTTCGAGAGGCGGCAGCTAGCCCGAGACTTCAGGCGCCGCCTGGAGCAGGATGCGAAGGTGGAGGAGTAGCCCCAGACGTGCCGCTATAGCTCGACCTCTAGGGCTTCGTACCAAGATGTTACAGAGCCGAGCACGTACGCAGCGCGTGCTCGACTTCTGCTGGGGATTCAAAGTGGGTTAATGGAGAGCGTTTAGCCACGAATTGAACGTGCGGAAACTCACAAAAGCTAGTCCAGCTCCCCGCCCAGGTCAAGCCAAGATACTGAGCAGCCTGGCCATAGACTTGCCACTCGGGAGCACTAGCATCCCAGAGGAACTTTCCTCCAACAAATGGAGCTCCATCCACGGCGAGCCCATATTGGTGAAAGCTTTCCCCGGGGGCTGCATTGGTGATGTGCGCTCCTAACTTTCCCGCTTGAGGCCCCACGGACAGTAAAGACTCGGCCAAGAATGGGAATCCACGATCCGTGAGCGATTGGGCACGCTGGGCCACCTCCCTTCTCGTGCGCGAGCGCCGGAAAAGTTTGGCCTGCTCAGTGCAGGTGCGAACCGTGCAGTAAATCCGGATCTCCAGTCCCTGCTGCTCACAAAGACGGAGAAGTTCCTGGCACGCAATGTGAAACTGGGGGTGCAAAGATCCAAGCGAGCTTGTGTATTGCACTATGTCCTCCCGCGGTAGAGAACGACCTTGTTTATCACGTCTATTTGGATTAGCTTTTGCTGCTCTAAGGCAGCCAGTGCCTCGCCAATCTGACTATGCGTGGCGTCGTTAGCGAACGCCACAGCAATGTCCGACACTGACAACTGCCCTGAAGCCTGAAGCATGTTTCGCATTCGTGACTGGACGCTGGCTAGCGGATTCGCCCCAATCCCTGAAAACACAGATGGCATATCTTTCTCAACCTCGTCAAGTGTGTTAATCGCACGCTCTAGGTCGCATACATCTATCAGCATGGTTTCCGTGCGCGCCGCGGAGTATATCATGCTCAGCTTAAACAGATGGTTTGGCCGACGTTGGGTATAGTATTCCAGCCGACTATCTTTGAAAGGTGGATGGTCTTCCGTGTCCATCCGCCAACGTGCATACAGATCGTCAAAAGCTGTAGCTGTGCTGTATGGACCATACAACAGATGAATCCGTCCAAGGTCGGCCAGAAGTAGTTCACCTATTTTCTTTTGTTCTTCGCTAAGGGTAGGCTTGACAACGATCTTGCCCTTCTGAGTAGCGTGCACAAACACGACTCTACTGGTAAACCCCGAGCCAATGAACCCTTGTGGGACAGCAGCTTGAAGCTGCGCTGGTGTAGTTGCCCCAATGAGGTTGAGCCAAACGTTCTGTATCTCTTCTCTTCCACGTGACAGTGTGTCGTAGACAAAGTGAGACTCACAGTCGTACAGCTTGCATAACATGGCCAGCAGCTCCATGTTTTCATACCCAAGAAAGACGGTGAGCTCAGAACTAAACACAGTTAAACTTGAGTGGTAAATCGGCAGCCCGTTAGGAGGCGTAACCATGGCTTCAGACTCAATCAGGGCGCGCACAATAGCTTGCCGGCTGGACTCGTCAGCAGAAACACGGATGCCTAGCTTGTCGAGAAATACCCTACTGAACCGCAACGCTGTCCCCTTGCGTGTAGCGGGAGTGCCGATTAGCACGACAAACATGTTTGGGTAGAAAGTCTCCGTTCCCCATTCAAGCCAACACCGCCGCTGAAGAACGCTGGCTATAGTAGAGATTGCCGCCCATCGGTGGTATATTTCTGGTGGCTCTGTGTTTTCTGTGAAGAACATGTAGCTATCAACCCAGTTCTCCAGCTGTCGAGACATAAATAGCTAGCTCCGTAAGAAGCTGCTCACGTGGAGCAGTCATTTCGTCGGCTTTCCACTTAAGCATAGACTTCTTATTGAAGGTGAATCCAAGCTCCGTGTCCACGGGGATAAAGAAGCTACGGTCTTTCCATGTTATCGGCGTCTCCAAGCTAGCCTTAACAAGCTGTATGATGTCTAAGGCAGCAGGGAGCCCAAGGCTAAGTGGAAGCTGATAGCGGATAGAGTCATGGATGGTATTGAGGAAGACTACAGGGGAAAACAGATCCTGACGGGAGTAGAGATAGAGCACCCCGTAGCGGTTCATCAAGTCAGCAATGGTGGATTGCGGAATGAATGAGTAAGCGACTTTGAACAGATCGAGCCCCCAGCGGTCGAGGAAAGTTCTACGCCGGCCAAAGCAGTTAACCAAGGTACGACTGTTTTGGGAAAGCTCATAACGAACGGAGGCATGCCACTCACGGATAGCAGGGTAGACACGATGGTAGCTGTCAAGAACGAACTTAGCATCGGATGCAGACAGCTGGTAGTACCGTGCAAACTCTCCAGCAGTGATATCGTAGTTTGCAGAGTGATTCCCCCGTTTTCCACCTTCTCTCATTTCTTCTGTAACAGCTGACATAGGGACGTTGTATATCAGGCTGGCAGTCTGCTTGTGGATATCTATGCCCTGCTCAAAGGCTGAAATCATTCGATCTTCCCCTGAGACATATGCAACCACGCGGTTCTCTGCTTGCCCAAGGTCTTGGTTCACAAGGATGTATCCAGGGTCTGAGTGCATAAGCCTCTGCATGTCTGGCGGGACGTTCTGAAAGTTTCCCCCTGTACCCTGGAGGGTCTTTGAGCTACTAATCCTCCCTTGTGCGGTGCCTACCGGGTTGAACGAACACCGCATCCGGCCGTCCTGGTCCAGCTGCATCTTATAGTACGTCTCAAGCATCTTACGCTCGTGACGTAGGTTTAATATAAGCTGGGCTTCAGGAACTCCCTTAGAGGCGATGGCTTTAAGTGCCTTATCGTCAACGGTGACGCGGCCACCTTTGGTATGTGCACGAAGGCGCTTGTCTACATAGAAGTATTTCTGAAGCTGTGGACTGGAGCCGACATTTAGCTCTCGACCACATATAGCATTAAGCTGGGATTGCATCTTGCTTATTCGTTCGGAGCACTCTTGGGCAGCAGTGGCCATCCCAGCGGTGTTTATCCTAATACCTTTGTTGCCGGCGTAGACTAGCGGATGGATTAGGCTCTTCTGCTGGAGATATGCTGGCCAGTTGCCGACCCTGTGTAGCTCGGCTTCTTGCTGCGGCCAGATCTCCATAAGCACGGCTGAATCCATCGCGTTGTACCGACGAAAGATCTCCTCTGAGCCGAAGGGATTCTTGAACCACTCCTTTCCGTCGTCCTTATAGTAGGGTTCTCCATGACAGTAGACCGAGGTAAGAAAATCCAGCCCCTTAGGGAAGTCAGGGAAGAGCACTCCCTGGGCGACCATAGTATCATGAAGAGGATTGGTAACTATGTTGTACTTGCTATAAAGGAACGTGGCGTCAAAGGCAAGGTTCTGACCAATCTTGGTCACGCGGGGATTTTCAAGGAACTCAGCAAGAGCAAGCATAACCTCAAGCTCGGCATCTGGGCTCCAGTAATCCGACGCGCCATCAACGAAAGGAATACACATTGCGAGGACTGGGCTGGCAGCTAGAGAGATATGACTAAGCTCGTGCCCACGGGTCTCAATGTCATAAGCAGCAGTTGGTAACGTCCCGCAATGCCGAATGAAATCTAGTGCTTCATGAAGACGTGGCTGGAGTATTAGCTCCCGTTGGAGGAGTCTAAGTTCAGGGAAATGCATCTGCTCTTTAGCGAGCCGAAAGGCGTGGGCAATGGGGTAGCGAAACAGGTACTCTCGAAGAGCAGCTGCTGGATGCACACAGGGCATGACTTTGCGACCACCAAGGACCTCACTGCGTAGTAGCGAGCCGCTTCTCTTGGTGATCGCGTGCTTGCCCGTTAGGGCATAGGTGGGAACATTGCCCAGGGTGATGATGAGGTTAGCCGTGGTCTGGCTTAAGCGGGAGATGAGTGCGTCCCGTTGTGTAATATAGGTCTGGCTCTCCTTGACACGGCTTGAAGAGAAGGTAATATACGGGGTTAGATCGTTCCGTTCTGGACGGAACTGGAACACGTTGTCTAGGTAGCATTGGTCACGCTGGATTCCGGCAGACGTAAGAAGCTGGTTTAGAAGACTCCCAGCTGGACCAACGAACGCACCTCCAAGGCGCTCTTCTTCGGCACCTGGTGCCTCGCCGATTAGGACGAGAGAGGAGTTTACAGCGCCGGAGAGATACAGTGGATTCATTACGCCCTCCTGTGTAGACTCTATCGACGTCAGCTGCATTCATTTTGCCGCCCCTCCTCTTGCCGGTAGCGCACGTGCTCACACCAGCTGCTGAAGTCCATTCCCTGCTTAGCCTTAGTCTCCTTTCTCTTGCGGGCTAGAAGCAGCGAGATGGCCGGAGCATGGTCTTCCCGCCGTGTAGGGCTAAGCTTAGCCAGTCGCTGGTCAATCTCCGCTATGGTTGGTTTCATTTCATCCTCTCCGTAACATCTTGGTACGGAGTATCCTTTGGGCCGTAGCTCTTGAATTCTTTCAGCTTTCCTTCCATGACCTTTCTAGTGAAAGTCGGCTTAAACACATCCCCATGTATCTCCCAGCCGACCCCACTGCAACCAGCGTTGTTCACTGCCAGCAGTGTGTTACCTGAGCCAAGAAATGGGACTAACACACGGTCGTTTGGCGCGATGAAAGTGTCAATGATCTCGGTGAGTAACTCAACTGGCCGCTCCGTAGAATGGGACTTGTCCTCGCTAAACAAAGGTTTGAACGGAAACACATTCGAATGGCCCGGGCGGCGCAGGGTGGCCGAGCCTTTGCTGGCATATATGAATGTCTCATAGCAGCTAGCCAGTGTAAAGTCAGGATTGTGGGTCTGTCCAGCAAAGTTTAGCTTGTACCAGATTGCTGGGGCGGGCCGTGGAGAGAAGCCAGCGGCTTCGAGCTTTTCTCCTACTGTGTCTCTCCACTGCCAGCTGCACCAAACAATGATCCAACTGATCGGGAATGCCACACGAAAGCATTCAGTGAACAGGCGCTCGAGAAACATAGGGTAATCAGCATCTGCAACCTCTGTATAGTTACCGTGCATTCTCTCTGCACCCCTCTTTACATGATGTAGATCTATCCCGTACGGAGGGTCTACTTCGATCAGCTGGAAGTTGCTGGCTGGGACAACTGGAACCCCCTCAAAGAAGTCTCCGCAAATGTATTCGTTGACCAGCACGCGCCGGACGTAGTCATCACCTTTTTCTGCAACAGTTTCCTCAAATTTCTTGGCTACTTTCTTGTCGTGATCGTGGCGCTCTAGTCGCTTAAGAGTTCGAAGGGCTTCACTTTTGGTCTTGGCCAGCCTTTTCAGTGTGTCACCGTACTTTTCTAGCCCCCGAGCTAGGTATCTATCTCGGCTTACAGACATGGGACTAACTTGAAGGATCTTCGCGGTATCTGCAGCTGAGTGCCCAGCGCTTGGGCCGGCCGCCACACCGAAGCGCTCAACTTGGAGTCGGTGAATCTGCTCGGTAAGCCAAACTTCCTCAGGCCAGGTAAGATCCGCGCGTTGGACATTCTCCATCAGCTCAATCTCTCGGGTGTCCAGCTCAGACAGGTAATCTGGATAAACGCGACAGGGGATTGTTTGGATCTGTGCGAACACAGCAGCAGAAAAGCGCCTCCCGCCAGCAAGCAAGAAGAAAGGCTTCGTGGACCCTGGAGGCTGGTGCTTGACCGCGATGGGCTGGATAACTCCGCGCTTTCGGAAGTCTTCCGCCAAAAGAGCTAGGTCCTTGTAGTTCTTCCGCGCACGATCTCCAAACTCAATGTCTGACACGGAAACGTTGAGTAGCTCTACTGGGGCGTTAGCTAGATCCGGTGTGCTATTCAGGGAGGGAGTTTCCACCTACAGTCTCCAGTAGTTTTAGTAGCTGTTCTATGCTAAGGGCGGCCAACGGTGGGACGGGCTTCTGCTTCGGTGCAGCTTTGGCACGAAGTTTGGTGGACATCACTGCCCGCTGCTCCCGGCGCCGCAGACGGACGGAAAGAATCAAGTCAAGTGCTGCTTGTGGCGGTAGACTCTGCAGGCTCGTCCGCTCGCTCCAAAGATCGGCCATAAGAAGCTCCAACGGAAAGGAGGGAGGAATAGTTTATATGGCGAGAGACTAGCTCACGAAGGGCCTGCTCTGGGTGCTCACGAAGATACAGCGCGAAACCCTCCATGAGCCAGCGATATGCATACCGGCGGAATCCGTGAGGGATCAAGCAGAGCGATGCATGAACCTCAGGGCCGACGTCAAAGGTTATGCGAACAACACGAGGGGCTGGTTCTGCGTTCATGGCGTACCCGTCACGTAGTGACAAGGGAAGAGTAGAAGTTCGTCCCTTCTACTCTTCCCTAAAAGGCTAGCGACAGTTAGCGTCGTGCAACGAACCGACGGACGCTATTCTGTGGAGTACCGTTCAGCGGATTGATCTCCTCAGACACGATAGCCCACGCTTCCCTACCAAGAAGGTCATCAACTTGCACAGGCATCTCCACACGGAAGGCATACACAAACTCCTTGAAGCGGTTGGCAGTCTTGATGTATGCCTTCTGGTCATCGACCTTCTGTTCGGCGGAGGGAATAGGAATCCAGACCCGAATGTCGTCAGCTAACGGACGCTCTGGCACGTCAAGGACGAGCGCGAGATTGTTGCGGTTGGGGAAGTTCTTCTGGGTAGTGATCTCAGCGCGCTTGATCCGCAGCATGGCCTCAGAGCCATCAACGAGATGTTCGAGCTCAGGAATGTCATCCAGGTTGATGTCGAGAAGAGACATGGTAGAGGCTCCAGTGATTGAAGTGAGGATGGCAGAAGCTATAGAATGTAGTACTTGTGCTAGCCAGTGACCGTCTGGCTGCCCGCGTCCTGGGCGGGAAGGAGGGAAGGTCTTCCGGCGTCGGATTTGCCAGCTTTACGTAGAAGAGCACGAAAGTCTGGCAGCTCAAAGGTCTCGAACTTAGCCCCACCCATGCGGGTCTCGGCTTTGTATCTACTGTCGGAGTGGACTTGGAGCTTATAGTCTCGATCTTGTAGAACGCGAGTGATGTATTTCTCACTGAATACAAGGGGGACTTTCTCGGAGAGCTTCCCCGCAAGCAGAAGCCCGGTTTCAATGCTCCCACGGAGATCGTCTTTCATAAACGCCATGTGGCCAGAGACTAAGACATGGCATGGAAGTCCCATCAACACACCAAGCCAGTCCACAGTGGTCATCTGCTGCACGAGGTAGTCTTGTAGCTCCGGGTTTTGCCCAACGCGGGTGACGCTCCTAGACCCCCGACGGAGAATCTCGAACATCATAGAGTCCGACCACTTAGTGACTGAGTCCAGCATGTAGGTGGCTATATGGTCGAAGAAGCCCTCACGCTGGCGCTCAGACATCTCACGCTCCCACTCACGGAAGGCCCATGGAGACTTCCAGCTATCCTTTTCCCACTTATTGCAGACAATGATATCGCCAGAGGCAATGAGAGGCTGCAGTGCAGCTGTGGTAGTCCCTCCTGGGTCGAAGCAGTCGATAAAGACTGGAGTCGGGCATGTAGCCGCCAGCTGCGTCTTACCAGTGCCAAAGTCGCCGTAGACTAAGGCGTTGACCCAGCTGCTCGCAGACTGCGAGTACTGTTCGCGGACCTTGGCTACACGTTGCTGCACGAGAAGGAACTTGTCGTCGGCCATGGCTTCACCTCCGTATCAAGATGTTACAGAGTTGTGTGTTTATGCGTTGGGATGGCTTCCCCGCGACGACGGCGGATCTCCAATAGCTGTCCTGCGTCGGCTATCAGACGAATTAGGTCGTCCGAGCTAGGAGACATGATAGTGATGGTGAGCCCCGCAAAGTTTGGCACATGCTCTACGCAGACACGCTCTGCAGAGATGAGTATAGAGTTCCGTCTTTTAGACACTAGTCAAGCTCCTGTTTCAAGCCGCGGGGGCCAACTTTGGTAGACTTACTTACGGCAACAACTCTGCAAGGGTCCTCTCCATGATAGACAAAGTCCTTTCTATCCCATGCAGAGAGTCACGAATCTGTTCAAGCAGCTGTATGTCTGAAGGACCATCAGTTAGCCTTAGGCTTCCACATAGCCCGCAGTGGAGAGTTACTTCGTCCGTCTTCATCTTTGGAAGGAGAACTTCTACCCACGCGCTCCCGCATTCTTTACAGCGTTTCATGGCTTAATCTCCATTGTCTCCCGAAGATACTCAGGGCTGCGTGGGTCCCAGTGGAAAATCTGAAAGTTCGTCGGCGGGGAGTCTGCGCGCTGCAGTGGATTATCCCAGGCAGCGCAGTAATCCAGGAACGGACAGATGCCATACTGAGTGCATGACTCTGTGCAGCGTGGAAAGGCTTGAAGAACTTCGTCCTCCTCTTTACTGTCGCTCAGCCGTGAGAACTCCCGGTTGATCTCGTCAAGCCAGAAGTTGGCCTCAACTAGCCATGCCTGCATGGACCTTAGAGAGCGCCTGACGGGGATTCGATGGAACTCGCAGTCGCTTGCTCCAGCGTATGGCGTTCCGTCTTTCTTCACTCTCGGGCCTTCGTGTGGGAAGAGTCCGTTGATTCTCACGCCCCAAACTCGGTCTGGGTCGTAGAGAGAGTAAAGCACATGAAGGTATGTTCCAACTTGAAACTTCTGCCGCCACTGGGAAGCCCACACGGTAGAGAAACGAGTTCCCGTCTTGTGCTCAAGGCTGAAAAACCCCTCGCTGCCTTCACATAAGGCGTCGGTTTTGAAGTAAAGTAGCCTATCTGCGCTTACAGGTACTGAGCCAGACACCTCGACGTGGAGCACATCGAACTCAGTGGGGTCATACGGGTATTGGCGGAGATACATAGTAAGTAGCCTAAGTGCGGCGCTTGGGCTTTTGGGGCTGAGGGCTTGGTCTAAGTCCTCAGAGAAGAACCGACGGAAGTAAGACAGAAACCTACTGTACGCCTTGGAGAGGGATTCTACTGTATACCCCTCCAACAGCAATGTCTCCATCGCAAGGTGGATCCCTGTACCGAACTCAAGGTGCACATTGGGTCCTTCGTATTGCCAGCCAAGGACGTACTGGAAAAAGTACTTCCGTCGGCAGGTCATGAAGGTTTGAATCTTGGAGCTGTCTTGGATGGACCAAGTTGGGGATGAGACGAGGTTAGTCATGAATTTGACCCCCTTCTGTCACTCGTGGTTGAGTTCTATCCGGCGCTCAATATAGTGCTGTCTCCCTCCGTCGCCGTGGAAAAGCAGTAAGTTGAGCCGGCCATGCAGGGCAGCGAACATAGAGCAGGCAACGGCGTTCATTACTGTAGGGCCGGACAAGAGCATGTAATCGTTCGACGTGCTCTTGCATAGCTTTGGCTCGAACTCGCGTAGCATAGCGGTAAGTTGATATTTGTCTACCTTCCCTGCAGAGAGGACGACTAGCTCCCCGAACCGCCGTGCGTCGGAGAAGTCATGGCCAGAAGAAGAGACAACGAACACAGTTGGCATGGCTTATGGGCTCTTTGTGTACTTGCTGACTACCTTATGTTTCTGGCTGCCGACTCGTAGCTAGATCGGCCACTGGGGCCAAGCACCAGGTCATAAGCCATACTTGGAAGGACCCCAGGTGGACATGATATACTAGCAGTGAGTCCGGCAAATTGAGGGTAGAAAGGCTGCGCTAGGGACGGAAACTTCTCTACCAATTCCTCCTTGGTCATGGCTAAGATCTTCTTAGCGCGGAGAATTTCCGCCTCTAATCTACTTAGCTCGCCCGCAAGGGTGGACTTCTGTTCCTCCAGTGCTTTGACTTCCTCAGGAAGAAGAAGCTCTGGATGTAGGGCTTCAGTGATTCGCCTCTTTTCTCGGTGCAGTGCAATCTCAAGTCGGGCAAGCTCCATATATAGCGGATCGCCCTTGCCCCAGAGTGCCCGCCAGGCTTGCCTAAAATATAGCATAGAGGCTGCCTTCTACTTTCGTGACGCTGGAGCCCCGAGAGGAGGCGGGGCTCCAGCTTTGGGAGTTACTGCGTCGCCTCCTGCCGACGGCGGATTTCGTCCATCAGCTGCTCCAGCGTTATCTCGCCGGCGTCGAGCTTCTTGGCGAACATCTGGAACGCCTTCTCCTTGGTGACTCCAGCATCAACGCGGCGGCGAGTCTTGCCCGGGAGGTAGCTGAGTGCTGCGGCGATCCCTTGCTCGACGGTATACTTGGGAAGGGTCTCGCCCTCAACTTCCTCCTGGATGTCGAGCGTGGTCCGACACGCACCTTGGACTCTGACAACGAACTCAGAGACGGCCATTGCGTGGACCACTTCCTCCCCATAGAGCTCAGCCATCTCACCCAGCGTTCGGCCAACCTCGCGCTCGAACGTAGCCTTCCGACCGCCGGTCTTCCTGCTAGTCACGGTCACGATGATGTGGCCGGTGCGGGTATATTCCTGCTCGGTAGCGTCGCTTGTCTCAGATGCGTTCTTCTCAGACACGATGAGACTCCTTCTAGTTGAATAGGAAACTCCGTAACAGTTTGATACGGAGTTTGACTGCGCTTTGAGCGCAGAAGCGCGGGGTCCTCCTTTCAGCCACGGATGGAAGTAGTACGTGTGTAGAATGCCCGCAATTATACGTACTACATAATATAGGATTTAAGTGCCCACTTGTCAAGGGAAATCTCACCCCCGTGGTAAAGATTCTTTGCCAGGACAGGTGGAGTCATTCAGGCTCAGGCTCAGGCTCAGGCTCAGGCTCAAGCTCCGCTGTTACTAAAGTTTCAAGCATGGAGCTAATATCAATTGACCGTGGGCTAGCAGCTTCAGCTAAAGCTTCACGATTCAGCTGACGGAGAAGCTTCTCCCCGCGGGCAGGGACCTTAAGTTGCCGAATGCTGAACCCTTCAGAGGCCAGATACTCTAAGGCGGCTTCTGTTGAATCAAAATGCTTGGCGTTCCAGTTCTCGTGGACCATCCGAAGCAGGCAATAAACCACATGGGAGTAGCTAGCTCGGTGCGGCACCTTGCGCGCGAGGAACCCACGGACAAGGTCGGCCATAAGTCGAGCGTCGACGTAAGTCTGGACGTTGAGCGAGCGTGTGTAGAGGGGGCTAGCCTCTGTCATGGTTGGTCCTTTCTTTTACTGAGCCAGCTATGTAACGCACTGACTATGCCTACGACGATGAAGCCAACGAAGATTAGATCAAACACTATCTCAGCGATTAGCATGACCGGCTCTGTAACATCTTGGGACGGAGTTAGCGGTTACGCCCGTTGAGCCAGGCCAGTATGACAAAGCTAGCCAGAAGAATAATAATAAGCACGTGTACTATCGCTTCCAACATTGTCAGCCTTCCAGCCTTTTTATGCGCTCCATTGTAGCATGCCACTCACGAAGGCAGTTCCCACAGCGCGAGCAGCTCGAAGCCCATGGCGTGCCGCAGCTATACACGTAGGGATTTGTCTGGAAGCGGGCCATGGTGTTTCTCCACATATCTGGGCGTACTTGCCAGTATGGATTGGTCACGTGGATACGATGCTCATAGCTGTCTATGTAGGTGTCGGGGATAGAACTTTTATCTGGGTAGCACACCCAAGTAAGTACAACAGGCACGGACCGGAGATTATATGTATAGTATTCCACGGCGGCCGCAAGCACCTCCACGTTCCAGAGGTTGGTTCTGAAACGAAGGAACATTAGGTTGTCTGGAATGCTGGTTAGGCGGTAAAAGTCCTTGTCTGTCATGTCCCGGGGGTTAAGAGTGAGAACCACGGGCGCAGGAAAGGAAAGCTCAGGGATGGAAGTGTTAAAGAAACGGTGTGGATACCATGTCGTCTTGTGGACAACTGTGCTCCAGTCATTGTTTGAGTCGTTTCCGTCGTTCACGCGGACTACTTGGTCTGCACGAACCTTGGGCGGCATGTTTGGCTCTGTAGAATCTGGTTCAAGATAGCTGCCGCCGCTATAGACGAAGCAGTCGGCGCAGTTGTGTGGGCATCTGCCCCACTGGGGGATACAAGCGAGTAGGCCAGAGCCTACAGTCTTGGGATTAACACGATAAACCATGGAAGATCCCTTTCTCCGTATCAAGATGTTACAGAGTTTCTTATTCAACCCTCTCCACGGGGGAACAGCCAGTTTAGCTGTAGCTGCTAGCCCACGAGCGCGTCCCCCTGACAGTAGGCGACGAGGCGTCGCAGCTCACCTACCTCAGCCTGTAGTGTGGCAATCTGGCTGGCTTGGGTCTCGGCCTGATAGCGCTCGGGCCGTGCCTCCAATATCTCCAGCCGACGTGAAACCTCCTGCACGGCGCTCATGATGGTGACATGCTCGGCCTTGCTGGCACGAAAGTCTGGTAGCTCAAAGGCGTCCAACTTGTGCTTGTCGTCAGCGCCAGCATCCGTGTCCAGGTCCTCCATGGCCGTCTGCTGCTGCGCCTTCGCTACCACGTCTAGCAGGCCCTGCGGCGGATCTGCAGCTGGCACCGTGGTAGTGTCCACGTCGATTGACCAGCGGTTGCTCCCAGCCCAGTAAACGCTAGCCTCTTGGCAGTCCGGGCTGTAGATGTAGGCAGCATCATGGTCGGCCAGCCAGCGCATCACGCTTAGGAGGGTGTTGCGCTCGGCGGCGAGGATAGCGTAGTCGGTGTAGGACACCCAAGGACCACTCGATGACGGCTCCAGAGGGTTGTGTTCTGGGCCATCGGCGTACTCGCAAAGACTGAAGTCGCCCGTGAGTTTGTACCGCTGCACGTTAGCCACGTCTCTCCTCCTCTGTGACGCTTGGGACCATCGCCCAGCCAAGGGTATTGAGTTCGATGGGACCGGCAAGGAACAGACCAGCAGCGTAGGCATCCTGCAGCCCGAGAGTGAGTTGTTGTGGGTCGGAGGAGGACCATCCTTGACGGGCGGCATATTGCACCATGAGTGCATCTTGCGCATCCCACGCAGCCTGCGCAGTCCGCGCAGCCCACGCAGTCCGCGCAGCCCACGCAGCCCACGCAGCTTGCACCTCCCACGCAGCCCACGCAGCTTGCACCTCCCGCGTAGTCCACACATCCCGCGCAGTCCACGCATCCCACGCAGCCCGCGCCCCCCACGCAGTCCGCGCAGTCCGCACAGCCCACACATCCTGCGCAATCCACGCAGTCTGCGCAGCCTGCGCGGTGTCAAACCGTCGTAACGTCCATGGCAGTTCTCGTGCATCGAGGGCCACCTGGAGATAGAGGGCGACGGCCTCCGGATCGTGCCACGGGCGACTCAATGCCTCTCTCCACTGCATCTGTGCTGTGGTCATGTCCTCCTGGTGTGCGCCGAAGGGTGCCGAGAGTCCGTAGACTCCCTCTCGGACCTCCTCCTCGGGTACAACGCGGAGCATGCGTAGCGAGCTGGTCCGGCACTTGTCTGTACGCTGGACCACGGGGCCCTCCGGCCTGACCTCCACAACCACAGACGGCCATCCATCAGGCCATAGCCCGGCGATGCGCAGGGCATCCTCCATGCGCTCACAGTAGTGCCAGCCTCCGCCCGTGCCGCACACCTCCTCCGACGTGTCCAGAGGCACTATGGGCAACAGGACGTCAGGCGTGCCATCCCAGATTGGATCGCCGCCTTGGACAGGGGGGCGGTAGTCGTGCGTCAGTACTTTGTATGCCATCGACCGGGGGACTAGCTCATTCATGATGCTCCTCCTGGCTGTTTGTGTCCTGCAACGCGACCGCGACATCCTTGTGCCACTGGTTGGACGCTGCTCTCCAGGCAGCGAAGTCGTCCCACGAACCGCGGGATAGGTTGGGAGTGGGGTGCATGGTCTGGGTGAGCTGGGGCAGCATGGGTTGACTTCCTCCCTCAGAAGACGGTCGGATCCGGGACGTGAGGCAGTGGGAGCCGCGCCACCTCGGCTGCCAGGGCGTCCCTCTCGGAGGTGAGCACCGCCATGCAGTCCTGCAGCCTGGCGATCTCGGCGTCCCGCAGCTCCACCTTGCCGGCTTCGGCGCAGGCGTGTTCGATGGCGGCAAGGCGTTGCAGCCCTTCGATAGCGGGACGGCGAGCCAGCGTTTCATCGACCATGCTCAGTTTGCCGCGCAGGGCAGCAATTTCAGTGTCCCTCTCGGCGATCATCTGCCGTGAGGCGGACAGATCCGTTTCGTGGGCCAGCTCGTCGCGGGCCTTGGGTTCGGCGCTTGGCAAATGTGGCAGCGACACCCCGCAGTCAGGACATGTGGACGCGTAGGACAGTGGGATGAGATTGTTGCAGTTGGGACAGCGCCAGTAACCGGCGCAAGCGTCTCGCTTGGCCACCAGCGCCGCCACGCGCTTGGCCACGCGCTCGGCCACGTCGTGCACGTTGCCCTCCGTGCAGAGGCCCAGGGCCGTGGCGACACCCCCGACCAGGGCGACGTATGTCTCGCGGACGTGCGTCTCCTCGGCCTGGAGGGCAGCGTAGTCGGCGCCGGAGACGTAGGTGCCCGGCCCTGGCCTGGTGCCCGGGATGCAGACCAGCAGGTGCCCCGCGCCGTCCGTTGTGCAGACCAGTAGGTCAGCCATGGTCTCCTCCTTCGCCGTTGTGACGTGTTCGCCGCTGTTGGCATCCAGCTTGGCGCAGATGTTGCGTATGGTCTGCTCGTCTGCGAGAGCATCCACAGCATCCTGCTCCCGGCGCTGCTGTAGATCCGCCACGGCGCTCTCCACGATCACGAGGCGCTCGTGGTCGGCTGGGTATTGCTCCAGTAGGTCCAGCCGGGCCCGAGTAGCGCGGGCGGCATCCTCCAGGGCGTTCAGGCGCCCCAGCGTTTGGTATGGCAGTAGCTGGTCCGCCGTCCGGGGCGGCTGGATGGCCTCCGTAGCCAGCACGACGTCAATATCGCGGATCAGTGCGTTGACCCGCTGATGCTGGCTCTCGGTCAGCGCGTCCGTGAGTACCTCCGTCAGCAAATCCGAGGCGCAAGACAGCAGGGCGTGGGTCGGGTCATGTGTCGACTTAGCCAAGGGCTCAGGGGCCGGGATCCGGTAGGACGTGTCCTCACAGTCAGGGCAGCCACGCAGGTGAGACATCGGGATGCGACGGCCGCATCCCAGACAGGTTCGGCTGCCGGCGTAGCGCGGGCGCTTCGGCGTGGGCGCGGGCGCTGCATCTACGGCCGACGCGGACGCACTGGCACGTGTCACCCACTCCACACGGTCAGACGTGGGCATGTCGCTTCTCTCGCTCACCTTGCCCCCTCCTGCGCTGCTCTGGGCAAGCACGGCGACTCCGGCAGTGCCGTGTCAAGCGCGGGGCGATCCAAGGCCACGAGGCCGTGCAGCAGGGCCAGGCGTACGATCTCTGTCTGGCTGTGCACCCGCAGGCGCCGGCCCAGATGCTCCCGGTGTTTCTCGACGGTACGGACCGAGCAGCAGAGACAATCGGCGCACTCCTGGGCGGTGTAACCCGCAGCCAGCAAGACGAAGACCAGCAGTTGACGCGGCGTCAGCACGGCGCGGGCTAGCAGGTCGTGGGTCGTCTCAGCGGGCATTGGGGGCCTCCTCTCCGCGTGGGAACAGCCGGCTCAAAAGCAAGTCGCCCTGCCGTGCCAAGGCCGCGCTCCAGGCCGCGACCCTGGCCGTGCCCCTGGCCGCGCTCCAGGTCGCGCTCCAGGTCGCGCCCCAGGCCGCGC